GCGATTGGTTATCTAAAAGCAAGTCGAAAACCTCAGAAAAACAAAAAAGTTTTGCGCGTAGCAGGCACACCACGAAATCGCGCGCGCCACTATAACGTATATAATTACCGATGAGCGACACAAAGAAAAAGAAACAGTTTGAAATACCTAGCAAGTTTAAGAATGTTAGCGGATTTACATTTACTACCTATAGCGGTGAGCTAATGATGGTGTTTAATGGATTTGAGGAAGAGACAGATTTACCTGAGTTTGCAGATTTCGTCTTTACTAAAATTAAGATGCGATACTACAACAACGATAAAGTTCCAACAATTCACTAATGCAAATAACAATACCTTACTCACCAAGAAAGCAACAAGCTTTCATACATACAGAATTAGATAAACATAGATTTAGTGTTCTTTGTTGTCATAGAAGGTTTGGCAAAACGGTAATGCTCATCAATCATTTAATAAAATGTGCGATGACCAATAAAAATTATAATCCTCGCTTTGCTTACATTGCTCCGACCTATAGTCAGGCAAAGAAGATCGCTTGGGACTATTTAAAATTTTATACAAAAAATATTCCTCAGACTAAGTACAACGAAACTGAACTTAGATGTGATTTTATGAACGGTGCAAGAATAATGCTCTTGTCATCTGAAAATCCTGATAGTCTTAGAGGAATTTATTTAGATGGTGCAGTGGTTGACGAGGCTGCGCAAATATCCTCAGACTTACTGGATGAAGTTATTAGACCTGCTTTAGCAGATAGAAAAGGTTGGTTGTCGCTTTGCGGAACTCCTAAAGGAATGAACAATCTTTTTTATGATTATTATTTAAAAGCTAAAAAGGAGGAAAGTTGGTTTGGTTATACTGCCAAAGTCAGTGAAACTAAACTAATTGACCAAGAAGAGTTAGACGCTGCTTTGTCCGTAATGGGACAATCTAAATATAACCAAGAGTTTGAATGTTCTTTTATAGGAAATATCAAAGGTTCTATTTACGGCGATCTTTTAAATAAATTAGAAGATGAAAAGAGAATTACTCGCGTGGTGTATGATCCAAGCTATCCTGTTTCTACCGCTTGGGATATTGGCTTTAATGATGCTACTTCTATTATTTTTTATCAAGTTATTGGGAATAGTATTAACATCATTGACTTTTATGAGAACAATAATGAGGCGTTTCCTCACTATGCTCAATATCTCAAGGAAAAGGATTATGTCTTTGAGAAACATTTAGGACCACACGATTTAGAACAAACCGATTTCACAACAGGTAGGACCAAAAGAGAGGTTGCCTACCAGTTAGGACTAAAATTTAGAATAGCACCAAAGCTAAGTATCGAGGATGGTATTCACGCAGTCAAAATGATTTTGCCAAGATGCTACATCGATATTGATAACTGCACTAAACTTATAAATTCACTTAGACATTATCATCGAAAGTATAATGACAAAGATAGAGTTTATGCTGCAAAACCTGTTCACTCGTGGGCAAGTCACGCTTGCGACGCGATGAGAGTTTTAGCAGTTGGTTTAGACAGAGAAAAATTTACTAACAACATTAATTTACAAAAGGATTACAATTATGGGTTCAATCTTTAAAGCTCCAAAGATGCCACCACCTCCACCAATTATTGAGCCAAAGGTGGAAGATGTTCCTGATGCTGAAGATGAGGCAAGAGCAGCAGAGGAAGAGGCAGAGTTAAGAGCAAGAAATAGAAAAAGAAAAGGTCGAAGATCAACAATACTTACATCACCTGACTACGAAGAAGTTGAGGCAGATACAGATCAAAAGACTTTATTAGGAGGTTAATATTATGGGCGGTTATTCAAGTGGAAGTTCAGGCGCACCAAGCGGAGGCGGAACTAAAAAACAAGCTGCAAATTTTAAAAAGAAAAATAAGCCAAGCGTTATTGAGCAAGTTGTCAATGCATCACCAACA